TAAAACCGGACTTACAGTAGATGCTGATGCGGAAACAGCAGGCTGCGTAGTCTTTTACACAGAATAAGGAGGCAATATGCCAGAATATTTTGATTCAACTGCTCAGACTCGATCTGCAGTTCAATCTTCAAAAACTACTAAATCTTACGGTAAGCCAGTTGGACGACGCGGTGTGGTCCAGGGTAAAACTACTTCTCAACCACAAGGACATATTCCACTGCATAAAAGACTTAAAATGGGACAAAAACCATCTGAAGTTTTTAATGGAGTGAACGGAAAAACCGGTGGCAGATAAAAAGTGGATTCAAAGTGCTATTAAAAAGCCAGGAGCTCTTCGTTCATCTTTGGGAGCTAAAAAAGGAAAAAAGATTCCAAAGAAAAAATTAATGAAAGCTGCTAAAAAAGGTGGTAAGTTAGGTCAACGTGCTCGTTTGGCAATAACATTGTCCAAGATGAGGAAGAAAAAAGGATGATAGATGGCGACTTCAGGAACTACCGAATTCAATCTTCAGATTGATGATATAATTGAAGAGGCTTTTGAACGCTGTGGATTACAAACACGCAAAGGCTATGATTTAAAAACGGCGCGACGATCCCTGGACATCATGTTTCAGGATTGGGCAAACCGTGGACTTAACCTATGGAAAATTACCCAAGGATCAAAACTTTTAGTAGCCAATCAACCGAGTTATAATTTTTCGTCAACCGAAGAACGAGCCCTTGTTGATATACTCTCTGCTGTGATCAATGATGGCTCGTTTGATTATTCGGTGGATCGCATTAGTCGAATGGCTTATTTGGATATGCCGGTCAAAACAACGGCAGGACGACCTTCAGAATGGTATTTCGAGAGAACTTTAACCCCTACGCTTTATTTATATCAAGCCCCCGACGATACAAAAACCTATACCTTTAAATATTATGGGTTGCGTCGTATTGATGATGCGGGTGCCTATGAGAATGAAGCAGATGTTCCGTTTAGATTTTTACCGTGCATGAGTGCGGGATTAGCGTATTATATTGCTATGAAAAAAGCGCCGGATCGTGTTCAATTATTAAAACAAGTGTATGAAGAAGAATTTGCTCGAGCTGCAGCAGAAGATTCAACCAGAGCGAGTATTCATCTTGTTCCTGCACGAGGATATATTGGAGGTGTATAATGGCATTTGCAAAAGGTAAACATGCACTGAGAATCTCGGACCGAAGTGGGTGGGCATTTCCCTATTTGGAAATGGTTAAAGAATGGCAGGGTTCTATCGTTCATACCTCAGAATTTGAACCAAAACAACCTCAACTAGGTCCTTTTCGTATTGGCAATGATCCTGTTGCTTTACGCAACCCACGTCCAGCGAGAGCAGCACCGGCCGTCACGGTTCTTTTACCATTAAATCCTTTTCGCACAACTGCAAGTGATACGACAGTTACTGTTATTTCCCCTAGTCATGGACGTAGTACCGGGGATGTAGTGAGATTTAGAGATTGCATAGCTGCCAATGGCATTCCTCGTTCAGATCTAGAAGATGCCGATGGATATACAATTACAAAAATTGATACAAATTTTTATAGTTTTGTTTCACCCACGGCTCCAAATTTAACTGGAGACGCTGGAGGAGGGTCAGTGTCCGCAGGACCTGTGACAATAATATCATAATGGCTACTTTAAGCGAAATTCAAACAGATATTCGAAACTATACAGAAGTTACAAGCACTATCTTAACAGATGCTATTATCGGCACCATGATTGATAATACAGAAAAACGAATTTTTAGGACTATTGACTTGGATGTATCTCGCAGCCATCAAACAGGAAATTTAACAAAAGATAATCCTTTTTTGTCAATGCCTGGTGATATTTCTACCACTTTTATTAGCATTGATTGGATACAAATTTTAGATAGTGCTTCCAACAGAACGTATTTAATTCAAAAAGATTTGTCTTTTCTTACAGAATATAATAAGAATAGAAATACAACGGGTGTACCTAAGTATTACGGCAATTGGGATAATGATACTATTTACCTCGCTCCTACTCCAAGTTCAGGATTTACAGTAGAACTTGCTTTAAATAAGATGCCAGATAGCTTAAAGGACGCGGGAGCGTCGGGCTCAACTTGGTTGAGTACTAACGGCAATGATGTTCTTCTTTATGGATGCCTGGTTGAAGCTTATAAGTTTTTGAAAGGCCCCACTGATATGTTGCAGATGTACCAACAATCTTTTCAAGAAGCAATGCAAGCCTTTGCGATTGAACAACAGGGACGAAGAAGACGAAGTGAATATTTTGATGGAGTCTTGAGGATACCTCTTGAATCCGCACAACCTTAATAAGGAGAAACTATGGCTATTGAACAATGCATTGTTAAATCATTTAAGACTGAAATTCTAAAAGGATTACATGATTTTACTGCATCCACAGGTAATTCCTTCAAGCTCGCTCTTTTTGATAGTGAAGTAACGTTGAACAATACAACAACGATATATGAATCTACTGATGAAGTTGGAGCTTCTGGGACTTACACTGCTGGCGGAGGAGCTGCTACTGTCGAATCGACATTTCCGAAATTAGATAATACAACTGCTATTGTTGATTTTGCCGATGTCTCTTTTACAAGTGCAACTATTTCTGCCCAGGCTGCGGTAATTTATAATAATTCTACGGTGACCGGTCTTACAACTAACGCTGCTGTTGCTATTCTAGATTTTGGAGGAGTCAAATCTTCCACTGCTGGAACATTTACTATTTCATTCCCTGCTGCTGAAGACGATAGTGCTATCTTAAGAATAGCCTAGTTAGGAGGCTTTAGATGGCCAGTATTCAAGGCTGGGGACGCGAAACTTGGGGATCAGGAGCGTGGAACGAATATGCTCCTGTTACTGTTACAGGTCAAAGTGCTACAGCGACTGTTGGAACTGGTTTTAGTGTCGTCACGGATCAATTCCTTCTCGTCACCGGGCAAGCCGCAACGGCAACGGTTGGCGATGCAACGGCAGTTGGAATTGCTTTTGCATATCCTGATGGGCAATCAGCCACTGCAACAGCTGGCGATCCAAGTTTATCTACAGGCCAAATCATCTCGGTTACAGGACAACAAGCAACTGGAAGTTTAGGAGATACCACAGAAACAGGAACCAGGACTACGGGCTGGAACCGGGACACTGATATCAATACCGGAGCTGCCATTGGATGGGGAAACCAACAATGGGGCGCCGTTGGGATTACTCAAAGTGTAACAGGCCAATCGGCCACTGCAAGCGTTGAGGATGTTGCTTCCGTAACAGGCGACGCCAATCAAACTACTGATTCTTTAGTTGGAACTTTTACTATTGGAACTTATTCCATTTCCGGGGAAGGCAATATTACCATTGTTTCTTCTCCTGAGCACGCGCTCACTGCTTCTACTGACGATGTTACTATTAATATCTTTATCGATGCTGTTGCGACTGGCCAATCTGTCACAGCTTCAGTAGGAGACGCAACGGCTCCGGCTGCCGCTGAACCTACCGGGGTAGAAGCAACTGCTTCTACTGACGATGTTACTATTATTTCCACATATGCGGTTACAGGCGTAAGCGCTACGGTTAGCGTGGGAGATGAAGCTATTACTGGAGGGGCTATTGTAAGCCCATCTGGAAATCAGTTGACATCTTCCGTAGGTAGTTTAAGAATAACCAATTGGTCCATTGTAGACGACAGCCAAGCTGCAGACTGGAAAAACGTATCATTGGCTGCATAAAAATGTTTTCATTTATAAACAAAAGGTGTTAAAAACAAGCTATGCCGGCAACATATTCAACAGGCTTACGGACAGAACTCATGGTAACTGGCGAGGAGTCAGGTACATGGGGAACAGTCACTAATAATAATTTTTCACAAGTTTTTGAATATTCCATCGCTGGTGTTTATGCGAAAACCTTAACGGATGCCGATACTACTCTTTCTAACGGGGATGGTCCTCAAACCCAGGCTAATAACGAAGCCAGACAAAATACTCTTATTCTATCGGGCACATTGTCAGCCGTTCGTGTTGTTCAATTCCCCGCGACAGAAAAAACCTATATGGTTTATAACAATACTTCCGGGGGGTATGCTCTAACGCTACGTCTGGGAGCAGGCGGAAATACATTGTCCGTGGTCAACGGAAAAATGCGTATCGTCGCGACAGACGGAACGAATTGGTATGATGTTTTTAGTCTTGCAGGATTAAGTGAATCTTGGGTAGAAAAAAGCACGGCCTACACGGCCGAAGATGGGGATAATGTCTTTGTTGATTGTTCAGCAGCAATAGTCACAGTAACTTTACCAGCTTCCCCTTCGATTGGAAATCAGGTTAAAATAATAGATGGCACAGGAAGTGCCTCTACTTATAACATTACGGTTGGCCGTAACTCTGAAAAAATTCAAGGAACCGCAGCTGATTTGACGATTTCTACTGACAGTGCAGGTATTTCTTTGGTATATTATGATACAGACAATGGATGGAGGTTGAAATATAACGACTAATGGCTAATTTACAAAGTATTACACAAAGAAGTGAAGTAGGGGCAATCAAGCCGTGGGGCAAAACAACAGCTCCCGATGGTTATCTCTTATGTGACGGAACAGCCGTTTCTCGAACTACATATGTGGATCTATTCGGTATACTTAGTACAACCTATGGAGTCGGGAATGGATCAACCACTTTCAATGTCCCCGATCTTCAGGGCAAGACTCCTCAAGGGTATGATGGAAATACCTATAACTTAGCAGGGACAGGTGGGGCAAATACCGTAACCGTGGCCGTGACTAATAACCAGGCTGCAACCAATACCAATAACCAAGCGGTTAGTGTAACTGGAGATATTTCCAATACATCCTTAACAGAAGCTCAATTAGCGAGCCACGCACATCAGGCACAATATGGTGGTAGGGGTCCAGTGAACCAAAAATCGTGGGCATATCCCTATGTTTGGGATAAATCTGCTCCTTTTACTACTGTTTCAGGTGGGGGCGTGAAAGATACAATAACAAATACAGGATCTGGGACAGGGCATAATCACGCTCATACATTGTCTGGTACTTTAACAGGAACGGTAACTACTGCCATAACAGGGGCGGTTACTGCCTCTGGAACAAATACATTTTCACCTTATGTGGTGGTTAATTATATTATTAGGTTTTAAAAATGGCGGCACAAATAGTAATTTCAAATAAAGATTACATAAGCATCGATGACGTTAGATTAGTGTGGGCTGATAAAGGTAATTCAATGCCGGCGTTACCAGATACTATCCATTATGTTATTTGGAGAAGTTCTGGTGTAAATGAAATACAAAATAAAGATTCATCTACTAACATAATGACAGAAAATACTGATTTGAATTCAGCAAGTGATGCGGTAGGAGATACTACGATTCAAGCTTTATTGGACTGGGGCACAACTAGATGCCAACAAATTGAAATAGCTGGCCTCCAGGAAAGTGAAGCTAAATTAACTGCTTCTGATGCTCATGCAGATGGAGGAGGTACTCTCGAGACTTTTGTATGGGATAAAACTTGGAAAGATTACGACCCTAATTATTCTTAATTATTCTTCTTCTTTTAATTCAGCATACGGACCATTTAAATCAACATAATGTGTAAAAAGTTGATGATGCCAACATTCTTTTGGTTGTGTAAAAAGTGGTCTCCAATGTTCTACATCACATCCTTTATAAATTACACCATCTCCTGATTCAATAACTATGGGAAAATCTCCCATACAAAGAGGCCATTTATAATTTTTATCGTGATAAAAATATTTTAAAGTTATAGAGGCGCTTATTTCACATTGTTTTCTGTCTGTATGTCGTTTTAAATCTGAGCCGCCCATATATATTCTATTATAGCAATAAATAGGCTTTAGTTTTAAATGAGTTTCTTTCTCCATTCTTGTCTGTAAATGATAAAGTAGATGAGCGTATATTGGAGAGGTGTTTGAATGCATTGAAAAAGACATTGGAGCTTGTGGATCTCCTTCTATTTTGAAATTTTTTAAACTCCAAGATGATAAATATTTTACTAAATCTAAAGATATTATATCCTTAGTATATTTATATCCTTTTATTTTTAATGTATCCATGTAATTATTGCGTGTCTGTCTCCATTTGATACTGGAGTCACAGCATGGGGGTAACAAAAATTGCTAGGAAATATAATTGCGCTTCCAGCCTGTTTTTTAACCGTATGCTGTCCTTCAAAAAAAGAAAAATCTCCCCCCTCATAATCATCATTCAATATCATTGAACAACTTAAAATTCGAGGCTGTAAATCAAAATGATCGACGTGGATTTTGTATTCTCCTTTTTCTGATCCTAAATATAATAAATGGTGATAACCTGTGTCTTCGGTATTTAATCCTGTACTAAAATATTTTACTTCATCTCTGTACTTAGATAAAATATTACCCACAACTTTAAAAACAGCATCATTAAATTTATCTTCTAAAGGTTTCATAAGACAATTTCTAACACTTTTATTACTATAATTATCTCCTGTTGGGGCTTCGGTAAATTTTTTTCCTTTATGTGAAATAATATTTTTACATAAATTAATGTCAATTATGTTTTCATAGCATTTTATATAGCTTTTAATGTCTAATAAATTAGTCATTTCCAATCTTTCTTTTTCCAGAACATATTTTTATATCGATTTATAAATTCACTATCTAGTAAATTAACGGTTTTGCTGTGCGCTTTTTCCACATAAAATCCAGACCACATTTTCCATGATTCACGCTTAAAAGGAATAACTTGCACCATAGGTTCTCCCTTCTTTATTATAAATTGTTTATCCCGTTTTTTTAGAATGAAGGGAAAATTAATAGTATTGGTATAAGTATCCGTATCTACTACTCCTTCTATAATATGAAAACGATCTTCTCCATATCTATTCATGGGGTGCATAAATAAGCAACTATAACCAGGAGGAGTTTTGATCAACCATTTATTGTGAAATTTTCCTGCATTTTCCCCAGTTATTTTATGCCATTTTTTGGGCAATTGGGTTTTATTATGAAAGCCAAAGTCATGTTGTTCTTTATTAGCAGGAGTAACAGAAAAATCATTTTCCACAGGGTCAATTAGATAGTCTTGGTCAAATGGTATTATATAGCCTGCTGTCATTGACTCCAAAAAAGGGGTGCATGCTTTAACTGTCGGTTGATGAAAATTCCCTTTAAGATGCCGTTCTAATTTTTTATATTCTTCAGGCATAAAATGATTTGCTGGTTTTGGGTGTGGCCAAATATCTATTAGATCTTTGTTAGTGGCACAAAAAATAATTTTTTTATTTAACACAATAAATGGTCCTCATTCTTTTTTTTTCTTTGTTATAAAATTAAATGACAGTGATCTTCTAATCTCATTTTTATTTATAGTTTTAAAAGGCATGACGCAGTGTTGATGTCTTGCTTCAAATATATAAAAATCCCCTACTTCTGGTATCAACCAAGTTGTACCTATTCCATTCACATTTATAAGACCTAATTGCCCATCTTTAAATTTATGTTTATGCGAGACCTTGGGTTTTTGTACAAAGGTAGGAATTTTTAAAAATAAAACAGTGGACCATCCTGAAAGATCATGATGAGTATGGGGAGGGTTATACTCGCCTTCAACCATATCATTTACCCAGCAGCTTAGTATCTCCATGTGATAATGGCCTGGAGCTAACAAGTAAAAATTCTGTAATGAATTGATATAATTACTTATATAATTGGTAATAGTAGAAAAAGCAGTTGTTGATTCTAAAATATTTGTAAATTCTAATTCGGACTTTATTCTTCCTGCTAAACGAGGGCTGTAAGAGTTTAAATCTTTTTTAGCATTTTCATATTTACGATTTAAATCATCAATTTCATCTTTTGAAAGCTTATACTTTTTTATAATTTTACCGTCTACTATAGTTTTTGATTTCATTCTTTCCTTGGTATATATAAGTAGTTTATATCTGATCTTTTCATTGTGTCTAAAGCATCTTCTTTAGTTTCTACTAAAGGTTCTCCTGATAAATTAAAGGAAGTATTGAAGAGTATCGGTACTTTTGTTTTTTGATAAAAAGAATTAATTAAATCATAAAATTTTTTATTTTGTTTTTTTGTCACTGTTTGTATTCGGCAAGTTCCATCTATATGTGTTATAGAGGGTATTATTTTTTTCTTATCCTCTTTTACAGGAATAGCAAAGGACATATAAGGAGATTCTTTAATAGTTCCCATTTTAAACCATTCATGTGCGTGTTCTAATAATATAGATCCAGCGAAAGGTCTGTACCATTCTCTTTTTTTAACTTTATTGACTATATCTTTTCCGTTTTTATTTCTAGGATCAAATAATAAGGATCTATTTCCTAAAGCTCGAGGGCCCCATTCCGAGTCCCCCTGAAATAAAGCAAGTATTTCTTGCCTCAGAATTATATCCACGGCTTCATTTAAGGTTGTAATAATCATGATGTAGTATTCCTATAATGATCAAACCATAAGGCTCCCCCTATGGCTGTTCCACCGTCATGAGGAGCAGGGTCAATAAAAAAATTAATATCTTTAAATTCTTGTGTATATTTATAATTATTAACACAATTTAAGGCATATCCCCCTGATAAAATAATATTTTTACAATTTTTCTTTGATAAGGCTTTTTCTATCAGTTTCATCATATATTCTTCTGTAGCTATTTGAACTTGTTTGGCTAGATCTTCATCTCTCTCCCCCTCTTCTTTCCCATATGCAGCCAAGCCCATCACCTTGCCCGCACTCCTTCCGTCCGGGTGTCCTAACATTACACATAAGCCCCCAAATAACGTTCCTGGATTAGGCATTACACTAAATTTATATTCTAAGTCATGCAATTCGTAATATGCGGAGAAAACTGAACCCTCAGGTTTTTCTTTGTAATTTAAGTTTTTTACTAAGTCTTTAAAAACTTCTCTGCTGTCAGAACGTACTATTAAATTTCTAAACGCACTATAGTGCTTGTATAATGCTTCAATAAAAATAGGGGTAATATAATATATACTATCGGCTTCCTGATACAGCTTATCCGCTAATCCATATGATCCCTTTCTTTCTAATCTTCCACCCGCTCCATCACTCACAATTACAAGTGCATCTTCAAATTTGGAAAAGTAGAATCCACTACATACATGATAAAGATGATGCTCGCTTATATTAAAAATCCAGTTTTTAATCTTATATTTATCAACAAGATATTTTACTATTGGATGTTCTTCACTTTTTTTATAACGATGAAGTATCTCAAGATCCAGACTTTCATCAAGAAAATCAAAACCACAAAATATAAAATTAGAATTAAAATCTTTTATTTTTGAAAAGGACTTAAAATCAAAATTCTCAGATAATATATTCTCAAGAGGCCCCCAATCTTTTATTTTATTGAATCTGTCTTCTTCATAATATTCAAGTTTATTTTTATCCTTTATACAGATTGATGCGTGATGGGACAGATTTATGCCTATGGTGGTCATTTTAAAATACCCTCTAATTTCTATCTATATCATAATTTCTTTGCCCCTTTCATATCATATTTTCTTTGTCAAGAGAACTATTTTCATAATCTGAAATTATCATCTTGATTTAAATCAATGATGTGTTTAAATTGGTTCTCACCCAAAAATTATAAATTAGGAGAATATTATGGAAAATAAAGATATATTGAAGGCTATAGCTGTCCTCGCCGATAAGATAGGACGGTATCATGAACGACTAATGGCGGTTGAGGTCAATGTAATAATTCTCCTGAAAATAAAGATATGAGTTTTATTGTAAATGGTAATGAAGCTGAAGCTGAGTGCGAAGCTTGTGGTGCCTAGATTTTAGGAACTCCCCCTAACATATCTGCCAGAGATGGTGCAAAAACTCTAACATCTCGTCTGATGTGTTCCTCTTTTGTTGCTGTAGAAGGATTATCAACGTCGGATTTCATATCATCTTCTGAATCATATTCCTCTCCCGTTACTATATTGGTAAGAGTGGTTTCACTTTTACATTTATAATGTGGAATTCTTCGGCCATCCGATGTGTCTAGATGTCCAAGAAGTTCTGCTAGTTCTACTATTTTAGTCATTTAATTTAATTTCCTTTTTATTTCAGCATTAAAACTTAACATAATTCTATCTTCTTTTGAATTATTAATTTCCACCTCATGATTAAGCCACGAGGGAAAAATAAGCAAGTCCTTAACTTTTGGTTGCCATCCCACACGTGGGGCTAAATGAATGGATTGATCCGTCTTCATAGGAGGGGCAAGAACTTCAGATTGGGGATGAGGATTATGAAAAGTCAATTTTCCGCTGTTCTCTGGAACTTGCAGATAAAAAGCTCCCGAGAGATAATTATGGGGGTGGGAATGCAATTTGTTATGGGTTCCTGGACCATTGATCATGGCCCACATACCAGTAAGCTCAGGTTCACAGTGATCCTCTACCCTTAAATGATCCAATGCTTCTATGCAGTAG